CCCTGGGTTACAATTCCAACTAACCATAATTTATTATTTACATATATTTTATTCTGTGTGTGGGTTAACGATGTACTTTTCGAGAGCTTCGAGTCGGTCACTGTATTTAGCGATTAAATCGAGTTCCGCTTCCATGGCTTCCATCACATCGGAGTGTTCGCCTATACCCGATGGGTTTGATAGGTATATTTCTACGTTGGCGCGGTGTTTGGCGATCATACCCCGCGCGTGCGCTTTCATGAAGAAAATTAATCTATCTCTTTCCATTTTTATAATAGACGCGACTCACGTTTAAGTGTATTAAATGCTGCAGCCAATCAGCATGGACGCAAATATGACCATGGCCAAGCGACCAGTTTTAAGATAGTTCATGTCTTCAAATTCCGTGATATTTTGACAGCGTTCAACCGATCTGTCCACGGATATTGCTGATAAACTGGAACAAAGCACACCCAAACCTATAAATTCCGCGTAATGCATTTGTTGTAATGGGTTAATGTCGCCGACGACCCAATTAGTGGTTCCTAAAATTACACCGTATACCGCTGCTTTTCCAGAAACAGCTTCGATGACTTTAGCCGGTGTGATTTCCTGTCTGGGTCTACTAGAGGCACACGTTACGGTTCGTGTACGTTTAGGTAAACGTGGTCTTGCGATTATTCTCGCTCGAAGGGGGGTTATCATTTTTTATCATTACGGTGAATTCTCTAAGCGGTACTTTTGGAAATATCTAACCCGAATCTCGTTTTCATGTGTTTCATCGCGTCTCCTAGACTTGGTTCACTCCATAGAAGCCATCTAGACCAAAACCCCGCCGTCTTCAAACCCGAGATTTCCCAATCCTCGAGTTTGCTCTTAGTCACTTTAGACATTCTTTCGTGTACCCTTTGTGGATCACTGAATTTACGTGTGTCTCCACCACCGTGTCGTAACACGTAGAGACGCATGCGCATTGGGTTCTTGTGTATGGTATAGTCCGTGTATCCTTTGCCCCCAAAGTCTACATGGTCACCGTCCGGAAATGTCACTCTGTACTTCTTATCCCGGATCGGACTTTTCTTGAGAGTGACTTTCATTATTATTAACATTTGAAAATTTTTAAAAAATATTTTTTTTATTTTTGAAACTTTTTTCTTTTAAAAGAAAGTGAAAAAAAAATTATTTTTTTTTCGATTTTCATTTTCGAAAAAGTATGGTGTTCATTCATTTTCGAGGAGACCACTAAACAAATTAAGGATATCGGCAAAGTAGTCGAACGACGCACCTACAAAATTACCTTCGTAGTTTCGTCTCAGTATGTTATTGGTATCGTATATGACGAAGAGGGCAAACAGTGGTACGATGATCTGAGAATACCTCTTACCCGTGAATAGCCTTACCAAAATCAAACCTATGAGACACACGAACAAAATCGACCCGAGCATCCTGAGGTCATATCCGAGCATGTGCGTGATGACACCTAACGCAAACATAGCGATGAAAATAGTGACCGCATCGAGCAAAGCCTCCTTTACGTCTCTCTTACCTCGCGTACCCAAGAACATACCCGCGACGGCGGACAAAGCTGTGAAAAGCATGAACCGCGTGATGATATTCTTCGTAAACGCAAACATGAGAAGCGCGACGAACCACGCGACCATGTACGTGAGCGCGTTTTCGGCGACAGCCTTACTCATTTTTGGATCTTCTATGGTAGCCTTCGCAAAGCCGTATGTCACGAGTGACTGAAATATCAAGTTTGCGAACACCTTTGATAGGAACATTCTATTAATATACACGTCTAAAATAATTTACTTTTTCAAGAGGAGGTAGTGGTGGTACAAGTGAATACCATTGATGTACAAACCAATGGCGAGTGGTATCAACAAGGTTGGGCGCTTTTTGTACACGGCTGGAAGCGCCATGGCGACGGCGAAAAGAACCATGGTGAAGTAAAGCACTGGTGGTGCGATCAAACCGGTCTGCGTTCTAGTGAGACCCATGAAGAAACGCTTATCGAGGGTGTCGACCTCATCGGTTGGTTCTGGCGCGTAGTATTCCTTTCCTTTATAACCTGGCATTTATTATAGATGAAGAAAATATTGAAATATCTGTTAGGCTCAGCTGTATTGGTGGCGTTCGATTATTTTAAAAATCCAATAGACCGCCTGTATTTCAGCAGACCTCTCAGACCACTCGTGGGTATACGAAACACACTCATAGACATGTTTTGTCATAAACCATTTTATTACCCAAAAGATTATAGTGATTTGTGGATCATTCGATTGTACTACAGAGAACTAAGAGACGCTGTATTGTCGGGCATGAAGGATGCTAAAAAGTATTACTTTCATGACGACGATTCATGGTTTGAAAAGAACGATAACTATTATTATTACAAATTTGAGGATTTCCCACTCATAAAGAGGCGCATAGACAAGATACCGCGTGTCGTTGGTGGAGTGATATCCGTGATGGAAGGACCCATGACCATACCACCTCACCGAGCGGAACACAACTTATATCTCAGATACCACCTTACACTCGAGGGTACGAGTACTCTAGACACGGAATACGAGACACATGAACATAAACCGGGTGAAGATTTGTTATTCGATCATTCGAGATATCACACGGTTAGGAAGACCACGGATGATAGAAGAATTGTATTGATACTTGATGTTAAAAGATTCTAAAATATGAGATGATGTCTACACACGGCTTTATACGATTCACTCCCACCCACGAGTTCTAATTCCTTCGTGTTTACGATACGTTTCGTAAACGGACCGGGTGTTCCATCATTACACCTCATGCACAACGCTGATAACTTGGTCACACTATCCGCGACGGGTATACAGTCTAAAATTTCACCGAATTTTTCCTGTTTGAAATCGGCATCAAGACCCGCGAGTATGACTGTCTTTTTTAGAAATAAGCACATTTGTACGAAACCTTTCAGGTTTTCAAAAAACTGTGCTTCATCCACGGCGACGACATCCGACTCACAGAAATTCTCATCCAGCAATGTATCCGCGATTTCGTCCACTTTCAGGCATTCGAAATCGACACCATCGTGGCTGTGTATGACGTCCTTTTCCGATCGCGTGTCTTTCGATGAGGTTATCACGGATATACGTTTACCAAGGACTTTGTACCTCTTCAGACGTCGGATGAGCTCCGACGTCTTACCCGAGAACATGTTACCTATGATTATTTCGAGACTCATCTTATACGATTTTAGCCTCTTTTGTTTAACTAAGTCAAAATGTAGAGCATCGTAAATCAGGCATGATTCACAAGGCTTCTTATAAGGGGAGGGAAGGTGTCTATTTTCAAAAATCAGGAAAAGTGTGTTTTGAAAATATAATTTTTGATAGCATCGAAGACGCCATTAAATTTTTCGGGAGATAAAGTATGACGAAGATCATCACCGGGAATTTCCTCATTTGGAAAGGTCTGGACTTGCATACAGATTCTAGGACGAAACATCCACGAAAGGCTAAAAGCAAACAAGCCGCTAAAGTTAGATACAACTGCTATGTGTGCAAGGATAAATGCGAAATATACTCACCAGTGGAAGATGCATATGTGAAATGTCGGAGATGTGACGGATGTCGTATTAAGATGGATAGTACCGATGATTATGATTGGTTTGATTAAATTATATGTAATAAGTAAGATGACCCTCACCGATCAGGAAATATCTAAGAAGATTCGTGAGTTGCGAAAAACAAAGGGTCCAGTATACGCACCCCTTAAATATTTCAGAGGGTTGAAGACGCTCAGAGACGTAGAAAAGAGATATGTAAAAATGAAAACAAAAACATACACGAAATTTTCAACTGATAAAGGTGTGAAAACCCGCACCTCTTCGTACACGAAACGATTCCGCGAAAAGTACCCGAACGCGAAATCCCTCCCCGAAATTGCGAAAGCGACGAAGATACCATTGAAGACATTGAGAACCGTGTACGATCGAGGACTCGCCGCGTGGAGAACCGGGCACCGACCGGGCGCTTCTCCACAGGCGTGGGCGTATGCGAGAGTGCATAGTTTTGTGATGAAAGGAAAGACATATTATACTGCGGATCGGGATCTACTCTGAGCCAAATTCAATAAATTCGCTGCCGTTTTAGCACCGGGTGTTTTCGCAGTCTTCGCAGTCTTCGCAGTCTTCGCAGTCTTCGCAGTCTTCGCAGTCTTTGCGCTTTTAGATTTTCTAGCCAAATTCAATAGATTCGCGGCCGTTTTAGCACCGGGTGTATTTCTTCCACTTACATTCTGCTTCGGACTCGGATTACTTTTTACGCTGTTCGCCCATGTGACCTGTTTATTGGTCCTGGCGCGCTTGGGGGGTATTGGTGCGTTATTGTTTCTACCACGTTTTACAC